AAAACCGTTACAGTAAAACGTAATGGAAAAGAGATTACATACAAAGGTGCTGATGTATTAAATGGTGCTAACGTACTTGCTAAAGGCGGGGATTTGACTTCTAAAGCAAACTACATTCCAAAACGTGATGTTGTTGAAGTTGAATTAAAAGATGGAAGTAAGGTTAAACCTGTAAATGGATATTGGGTTAAGAAAGGTGCTGAACCTGTTGGAGCAGAATCAACGCCTACTTCTTCAGGAAAATCAGGCTCTAAAATTAGCGAAACTTATATCAGAAAAGATATGAGGGGTAATTGGAAAGCAGAAACTAATGTTGATAATTTTAATGATTACGATTGGAGGGTTTCTACAATTAAAACTTATAGCGGTAAATTGATTTCTTCTGCTCAAGGTGGAAAAACAGAAGCGACAGGAAGTAAAGGTATTGTAATGTTTAAGTACACTATGTACGAAGACCCAAATTATACTTTAGAAGTTTCACAACCAAGTCGTTTAACTGAAAAAGTTGTTACTGAACAACACAATAAAGCATTGGCTAAATTCAAGAAGTTTATGGAAACAGGAACTTTTGGAAAAGGAGGTAAAATTTCAAAATTTGACAAACTTTCAGCAAAAGTAGCCAAACAATACGAGGGTAAACCTGTTAAGAGCGAATACCAAGAGGAATATGGTAAATATTACTCTAAAGAAGAAGCCCAAGAGGTTGGCGACAAAGTTGCAGGAAAAGTGAAAGCAATGCAATCTGCTAAAAAAGAAATGGGTGGCGAAACTAAAAAAATGAGTAATGCAAGAGAAATGTTAATAGAGGCAAACCAATTGGCAAAAAAAATCCGAAAGGACGGCGAAAGTTGGAATGACGCTAAAAAAAGAGCATTTGCACAATTAAAAAAGTAATATGAATAAGAAATTATTTTACACAATAAGCACAATGGTTGGTGTTACCATCATTTATTTTACTGTGAGGAAATTCTTCGGCAAAAAGAAACTAAAAAGTTTACTTTTTGTCGGGGATTCTATTACTGCAATCGAAAGCGGTGGAAAGCCTGTAACTTCAACTTATCCAATTATCATTAAAAAAGAATTAGAGCCTAAAGGTGTTAATGTTGATGTTGTGGCACAGGTAGGTAAAAGAACCGATTGGATTTTAGCAAATCTTACGGAAAAGTTAAAAAACAATAAATACGATAGGGTTTATATCTATGGCGGTATAAATGATATGTTTAGCGGAGTTTCAAAGCAAAGAGCATTACAGAACGTTCAAAAAATGGTAGATTTAATCAAAAGCAAGGGCGCAGAGCCTTTCGTTATAATTGGTTATGATGCTAAAAGATTTATGGACGAAAATAAATTAAAACCAACAAAAAATGTTCCTACAAAAGCAGGAATTATTCAGTTGAAAAACAAATATGTTGATTATCAAAATTCAATAAAGACAACTATTAAAAATGCTACAATTGTTGATAAGTTCAATATTCCAAGTAGTATGACTGTTGATGCAATACACCCGACACCAAGCGGACAGAAAATCATCGCAAATAGTTTGTTGAAAGACCTGTTAAAAAACATATAAATAAAAACAAGATAATAATTATTAGTATTTGTAATATTTTTTTATATTTGTAGATTAAAATAACTTTATTAAAGTGAAACACTATGGAAACAATTAATGATTTGTTAAAAGCGTTGGATAACAAAGTACCAACTTCAATTGCTAAAAGATTAGATGGTTTGAATAAACTAAATGAAAAATTAGAATTAGCAAGAATAGAGAATGATGAAAATCCAACAGAGGAATCGCAAGAGCAATTAGATGAGATTATTGATTTCATTAAGGACACCCAAGATGATTTAAAAGACGATTTAAGAGAACTTGTTGCGAAAAAGAGAGAAGAAGCGGAAGAAAAAAGCCGTGAAATTGCTAAAAAAAGAGCAGATTTAAAAGCAAAAGCAAAAGCAGAAGCAGATAGTAAAGCAAAAGCAGAAGCGGAAAAATTAGCCCTTGAAGCAAAGGAAAAAGAAGAGTTAGAGCAGAAAGAATTATTAGAAAAACAATCACTTGAAAATAAACCTCCAAGTGAAACTGAAAAAAAATCAGGAATCGGTTGGGGTGGCTTAATAGTAGGTGGTGCTTTACTGATACTTTCAGCAGGTGCAATCAATTATTTTGGAAAAAGACGATAAATGACAAAAGCGAAAAAAATTTTATTAGTAGTAGGCATTATAGGTGTTGCAATCGGAGGCTTTGTTCTTACGAAATATCTTACCCGTAATGTAAGAAAAATTAGAGGTGGAACTGTTACTTTACAAACGTATGACACTCCAACAAATGAAGAACCTTTAATCGAATAATGTTATGGCAAAGTACACAAAAGTAGAAATGAAAGTCCCTGATGTTAATAGAAGTTTTTCGCAAGGGAATTTTAAGTACTCCGATAAAAGTGTTATGAATGGCAATAAATCTATGTTAGATAGAATTGTAAAGGATTACACTAAATTTATCAATACTTGGGGAGAGGAATTTGAAATAGACAATTCAATAATTGCTTGTTTTATTGCTACCGAGAGTGGTGGTAAAAATGCTCCTCCTAATAGATTTGACGCAACAGGTCTAATGCAGGTTACTCCAAATACTGTTTGGGAAATACTTGCAAAGTGGCGAGTAATGGTTAAATCTCCTCTTTCTGAAAAAGCAAAATCTTTTTTCAATAAAGCAATTCCATCAAGTAGAAATTACAACCCAAATAAATTACCAACTTCTGCAATAAGAAGTGAAATACGAGTAGCACTACAAAGAAATCCTGAATTTAATATTGCGATAGGTACTGCGGTTTTAAGATGGCTTTTAGAAGCATTTAAAGACGGAGATGTTGCACACTTAAATAAAGTAATGGTTTCTTATAATGCAGGTTACTATTCTATGAGAAATAGAGTAAAGGGTAAATTGACAACAGAACAATTACTTAATAATAGAAATATACCTAAAGAAAGTAGAGGATATTTGTTAAAAATGTTAGGTGTTAATGGATTTTTGGATATTTGGTTTAAAAACGATTTTAAATAATTAAAATTAATATCATTATGAAAAAAGAATATGTAATAGGAGGTTTGGCAGTTATTGGGGCTATTGCCTTATTTGCTTGGTATAGTACGCCAAAAAAGAATAAAGACGGCTTTTATAGCGCAAGTGGTTGTGGTTGTGGGGAATAATGGCTTATAAAATTTTACCATATTCAAAAGCACAGGCAGATAAATTGAGGGTTGAAATAAAGCCCTCAACTAACAGACTGAAAAAAATTGACGTTTTTAAGAATGGTAAAAAGGTCGCTTCAATAGGGGCTTTGGGTATGAATGATTACCCAACCTATATGGAAAAAGAAAAAAAAGGGTATTTCCCAAAAGGATATGCTAAAGAAAGACGTAGGTTGTATAAGCAACGCCACGAAAAAAACCGACACAAAGTTGGAACAAATAGTTGGTATGCTGATAAAATATTGTGGTAAATGGCTTTAATATACGAGGATAAAGTTCCTGCTTCATATAGAAGTGGTTTTATAAAAAAAGTTAAGGAGGTTTCAAGTAAGTTGCAAATTGACCCAAATTGGTTAATGGCAATTATGTATTTTGAAACTGCAAGAACATTTAGTCCGTCTAAAAAAAATAACATTGGCTGTGTTGGTTTAATTCAGTTTTGCCCCGATAGGAGGAAAAACTATAAAACAATAAATGGTAAAAGATATTTTATTTCAGACATTGCTAAAATGAATTATAATGAACAATTAGATTTGGTTTTTGAATATTATAAACGTTATGCGGGTAAATTAAAAAGTTATACAGACACATATTTTGTTACTTTTTTCCCTATTGCGATTGGTAAGCCTGATGATTGGGTAATTCAAGGATTAGGATTGTCAGCAAGAGCAATATATAACGCAAACCCTGCTTTTCGTCAAGTAAATGATGGTAAATTGAGAGTTTGGGAAGTAAAAAAGAAAATATTAGAAAAATTACCAAGCGAATGGTTAAATGAGGGAACGTTTAGTTTAGCAGTTAAATCATACAAAAATTATATTGCAGTTGGTACGTTATCAATTATTACAGGATTAACATTATTTTATTATAATTATGGTAGAAGCAGTTCAAAATAGTCAAGTAGGCACTCAAAATGCTTCAAATAACGAACAAAACAATAAACAAGGGCAATCAAAAGCACATCAGCATTTATCTACAATATTTGTTGTAGTTGGTATTGTGTCTTTTACATTAGGGGCTATTGTTAATTATTATACGATTAAAAGAATTACAGGAGGGAAATAATAATGAAAATATTCGGACAAGTTTTAGATACTGATAATCAGCCAATGGGTTTGGCTAACGTTGTTATTGTTACTGAAGATAAATCCAATGAAATTGGAGAACAGGCAGACTTGGACGGTAATTTTGTATTAGATAATGAATTGATAAATTCTGATACAGAGTTTAAAATTTCTTATATAGGTT